CCAACTACCACGTCCTGTGTTGGACCCAACACAAGAATGGGAGCGCCTTCACCAGTGGTGCCATCATGGTTGTGACCAGTGGAGCTACTGAATGCTGCTTGAATACCATCGAACTCATTGTCGAGATCGGTAGCATTAATAATGTTGCCATCAGCAATGTTGTTAGTGGTGTCTGTACGGGTATAGCCTGCCATATGTTTTCCTTAGCTAGTTAGTTATAACGCATTAGCGTCTATCGTGTGTACTATATTCGATGGTTGCAGCGTCTAAAGAGAACGGAGCATTCTGTCCATCAGATACAAACTGAATCGAAACACTAAACCCTGAACCAATCAGTTGTGTCTCAAACTGCTTCTTCAACTTGGTGCCATAGATCGTAGTGCCATATTTAGCACCGCTATTACCGTAGAAGCCTACAACACCTGTTTCATTCGACAAGTTAATTGTCTCAGGTTGAATGGAACCAAAGTTGTCGAAGTCAAGCTTCAAGTTGACGGAAGTAGTGACACCACCCTGTGGGTCTGTATACAACACCATCTTGTAGAAAGTCTTACGGACACGAGGATCGTTGATATAAACAAAGGGTGTAGCGAACGAAGCAATGATGTTTTGACCATCAAAATTGTTACCACTTTCCATCTCATACACATAGCCATCATTGTGAGCAAACACCAAAGTCTCTGTCTGATTGACATAGTCACTGTCACTAACATAGGCTTTGATACCAACTGTCTCTGCCCACGACATAGTGCTGGTGTCATTACCTACAGTTTGTGTGCCGATAATAACTTTTGAGTTTGTTGCCGTAATGCTGCTGTTATATCCGAATATGCGGTATTGACTCTTCTGCTTAATGACACAACTCGCAAAGGATGAACTAGATGAAATGAGCGAAGTCATCTCATTTTGAATTGGCTTAGATACCACACCCAAGTTGAAGTCACCCACACGATCTGTAGCACTCAGCAAACGTAACCCTTCAGGACCAAGAAAGATGACATCACCACCAATCTCTTCAACAGTGTCAGTGGCAACACAGCCTACGTTACGTGTGATGGGCTGCAACACAAAGTCTTGCAACGTGTTACCTGTCAATTGACTAATTGTTTTGTCAGTAAAGATGATGAGGTTTTCACGAAACACAATGATTGCAGTGATGGCTCCACCAACATTGATGACACCAGAACCATTAGCAACAGAGAAGTCTGAGTCTGTATAGGGTGCGGTGAAGACAATGGTTTCACCTTTAGCAAAGAACATTTGATTCTTGTGATAGACAACAAATGCAGCACCAAGTACATCAGACGGAGCAGACGACAACACTGTGAAGGTTGTACCGTTCCACGTAAAAGGATAGTTAAAACCATCAACGCCTATCACCTTATCGACACCATTAATGCGATACTTAGTAGTGCGTAATTTATCACCACTGGCTCGGCTAACAGATTGCCAAGTGATGACGGCGTTATTAGCGGGACTAGACGCTAAAGATGGATAGATACTGATGGTGGCAGCAGTGGCAGTAACAGTTGGTACAGCCAACACCGTATACACCAAAGCAACACCAGCAATGGAGAAAGTGTCACCAATCTGTGGAACACTGGTCAAACCATCAACAGCCAGTGTTGCACCTGTTTGACTACCACCATTAACCAACACAGTGCCGTATGAAGGCTTATTGATTTTGGTGTAGCCTGAGCCAGTGGTGGAATAGATGTCACTGTTTCGATAGACCAGCACTGTGCTGTTCCAAGCAACAACACCTTCAATTAGTCCTTGATGGCTGGTGAAGCTGATGATTGCTTTGTCAGCAGGACTAGATGCTAACGAAGTTGTAAGGGTCAGTGTTGCTTGCTTGTGGGTGCTGTTATAGCTGACACCAGCAGTGGCGATTGTGTAGGTGCCTGTAACGCCAGCAATTGTGAATGTGTCACCAGCTACAGGTGCGGTAAACAAGTTGGAGACAAGCAATGTTGTACCTGTTTGGCTACCACCCTGTACTAACGGCTCACCATATGCTGGAACGAAAGAGCTTGAGTATTTATCAAAGCCTTCAATACGACGATAACCACCATCCACTGAAGGCTCAAAGTTCTTCAGCAGTCGTGCGCTACCGGGTGATTGAGTGCCATGTTGTAGAGGGGATAGGTTTGATACCAACCCGCCACGAAACTCAAAAGGATATGTCTGCCATCCGTCAGCCATTACTTAACCCTTTCACCGAATGTAGATAACGAGCTTTGGTTAATAGCAGTGGATCGCATATAGCTAACACGATTAACCAACATAGTACGCATACGCTTAATACCTTCTTCAAACTTGTTCTTAGCTAAGTTGGCAGATTGCTCGTTGCTGCGGAACATATATGCATGATACATAGCGCCATCAATGACAACATGTCTGAAACGCTCAGGGACAGCAGGAACATCTGTAGAGATAAGAAGGTCTACGGGAACTCGGTAGTACTCATACACCACCTCATACACCTGATCGGGGGCAGGTACAACCAACCACTCTAAACTAGGAGCATGAACAATACTCTTAGGCACAGTGAGTTTGGAAGTGTCTGTCGAGTATTCTTGATCTACAGCCCTCTCAAGATAGTCTTCATATTGCATGATTGACAACTTGACTGTTTCGTTACCCAATGTACTGTCAGCCTTGATGCGAAAGGTGTCAAAGTCAATAGTTGATGCATCAGACGGGAAAGCATAACGACTAATACCAACAGACAAAGTGTCTTCAGCAATAACATGATTGAAGGCCCAGTCTTGACCAGCATCATATACATCACGCAACGAAGCATTTACGGAGTCTTTGATTTGTGAATAGAAACCAGATGTAGCAGTAAAGTTTGCAGAGGTGAGTTCAACTTCGTTGAGTCGTCGGTTCACTTCATTCACTAAACCAATGTAGTCGTATGCCATATCATTGTTCCTTTATCTTCAAACGTACAACACGTTCGGCAACACTACCTGTGCTGTCAGCCATCTGGCATGTGAACTTGTACTCATAGTTGTTAGTACCCAATCCAAGATTGATAGTGGCTACACCACCGCTGATGGTCTGTGCAACATTCTGAATACCGTTGACGGTGGAGCCAGCAGTAATAACAGTGGCAACACCGCTGGAATTATCAACATACCATGTGATGGAACTAATCGTCGCACCATTAAGAAACCTAGACCAGTCAATGCTGTAGTCTAGTGTTTCATCTTTGTCCTTTGAAGGCCATTTAAACGACATATATGTCCTCTATTCCTATTTAAGCCACCAATGCTGATCGGTCAGATGAGCTAGGTTTTCTATACGTGTACACTTTTCTGTCTTCGCTCGACACATGTATAGAACGTGTTGATGGTGTAGACACTCCATCGACATACACGGTTCTGTCCTGCATCGCCACAAACACTGTTCTATCACTGCTGCTAGTACGTCTGTCAACACTGACAGTTCTACGTCTATCGTACAGAGCAGCAATGTTGTTGTAGTTGAAAACAACAGTAGTTATAACAACAGTACCAACAACACCAATAGCAAAGACACCATCAAATGTTGGCCTAGCATTCTCTGCAATGGTAACATCACCCAAGGTAGATGTTGCATCTACACCAATGAGTTCATAGACGTTATTGGCAGTGATAATAACATCACCCAACAAAGCCTGTGCAGCAACACCAGACAAGGATGTGTTGGCATTTGCAACAACAACTACATCACCAACAGCACCTGTAGCAACTAGTCCATCTACAGGGATTCGGTTAATTGACCTAACATCAACTATACCAAGCGATGAAGTAGCTTCAACACCTGTGATGTCTATGTTGGCATCAGCAGCTATGGTAAGCGAGTCAACGAAACCTGTAGCACTGACACCGGAAAGAAGTGTTGTCGAATTGGCAACAACAGTTGTTGTTCCGACAACACCTGTCGCATCAACACCATTAACAGAGAATTTGCAACCTAAGCTGAACGACACATTGTCATTCAACGAAGCAAGAGCTTCAACGCCTGTGACGCTTGTAACAGCTACACCAACAACACCTACACTGCCTACAGCGGCAGTACCAACTAAGCTGACAACAACGTGGTTGGAATCGCCTGTAATGACGACACCACTGTCTGATGTAGCAACACCAGCTACACCATCGGGTGTATAGGCTACATTGCTAATGCCATAACGGACGACACCATAGGTGCCTATACCGTATATAGCGCCAGAGCGTACAGTTGTTGCCATTTGTACCGCCTATTAAGCGATACGGATAATGGCGTTGGAAGCGTCTGCAACAGGGAACTGCACAACAAAGTCACCGTTGGTCGATGTCTTGTCGCCACCAAAGGAGATGACAGCAACAGCGTTGGTTGTACTTGAACCACCGTCAGTGGTAGTGTTATAGATGACAGCGCCAGCAGCAGTGATGGTGGCGCTAGAGAATGTTGCATCAGCAAAGTCAATGAAGGCTGTAGTGCCTGATGTTGTTGGGTCAATGTTTGTCAACGTAACACCACCTGCTGTATAGCCTGTGCCAACAACCTCATTACTGGTAGTGTAGTTGGTAGTGGATGCACCAAGTGATGCTGCTGATGTGAACAAAGCAAGTTTAAATGTGTGGCCGCTAGTGGTATTGAAGTCGTGCTT